GGTTACGTCTGCATTGGCTTCAATGCCAGCAAGTTTGGTCTTTTCGGTTGCTGAGTATTGCTTGTAAGTCGTACCGTCACCAACATCATCTTGATCAAGGGTCACAGTACCAGTCATACTATTGACAGAAGTTACATCTACACCACCACCAGGTACAGTGAGTTCAATATTTATATCATCGTTCATCGTGATTGCTACGTCTATGTCTGTTTCTGCCATTTAGCTCTCCTGATTTACGTCTTGATATACATTAAACTTACCGCGCACAGTCTTAAGTATCTTGTCTGTGGTGTCACGAATACCGAACTGGTAGTAGTACGATCCCTCAGCAATATTAGTATCAGTTGCAGCGTCCAAAGTAACTGCGGTAATACCAGATGCCGGTGTAAGATGGCTCGTGACAGTTTTGTCTATGAGCGTTGTGCTAGAGTGTGGTGTTTCACGAACGGTAAAGTAGACGGTGTAGCCAGTAATGTTGATGGCCACATCGTCGTTGTCCTTGACGGTAATTGTCAATGTTCTATCTGTTCTGCGCTGTATATCGATGTCAGTCATTAGTTATCTCCTGCTGGTACAATGCTACACTTACAATTCGGGTGAAGTGGCGGTACATCAATGTCATCGTAACCGATCAGCATAGTACTACCATCAGCACCAGTCACTGTTTCACCAACTTTAGTAAAGATTGAACCGATTGTTTTCGTTTTACCATCATAGCTTTTGCAAAATTCACAAGCACCGGGGTTTGTAAACCACTCAATTGTTGTATAGCCACTTTGTTTGTAAGTTAGCTCTGCAGCGCGATTGCTCGCCTTAATAGTTTCCGTTTTAGCAATTCGTTCAGCTCTGTAGCCACTCGCGTCAGAGTAGACCTGCTCAACACGCTTAGTTAGTTTAGTGACGCTTTCACCGGCCGTCTGACCTTCTGATAGCGTTGCTTCAAGGGCTTTGTAGGTATCTTCGTTATATAAACCTGAAATCTTCAGTATGTTGTTTTCCACGGTGTTTCTGATCTCTGGGCTGATGGTTAGTAGTTCGCCAGAAATAAAGTTAGCAACATCTTCAGTTTGCGCTTCCATCAGCTCAATAATGATCGGTGTGAGGGCACTCGCCATAGCAACCGATTCGTCTTTTAAGTTGAACAGCCACTCATCAAACGCCTTACGTGAAGCGGATAGTTTACTAAGCACATTAGCTTTTTGGGTATTAGTAAAGGCAACGAGGGCTTTCTTGGCTTTCTTTTCGTACACTTCATTGGTAGTAACTAACTCTTGGCGAAAGTTCTCTTGGTTTTGGTTTAGCTTCTTCGCAAGTTCTCCCTTAGTCTGCTCCTGTTTCAGCACGATCTTTTTAGCTTTGGTTTGAGTAGTAGCCTGTGATGTCTGTATGGGTGGTAGCACATCACCGCCAGGGATTGGTGGCAACCCTTGAGCTTGGCGGGCTTCGTTGCGAGTTATCCACTTATCCACGCCTTTCTCATTCACGTTCAAGATGTATTCTTTATCTTCAGGGACCGGACTGGTGTGCGTAATACTGCCCTGAGCTTCTGTTTTAGTAAACTCAAGTAGTAAGCTGTCATAGATAGCATCGAGACGTTTCATCATTGGTTGAACTTTCCACTTGGCGAAGATGTACTCTAGGGCTTCAGATTCGCTCCTACCGAGACCTTTATCGCCTGCCATACCCAGTAAGCCCTTGGGCATATCGAACATCATCAGTACATCATCTTTGGCCATATCGCGAGTGATTTTCTGGTCAACGTCTTTGAGGGTAGCACCAACAGCTTTGAATGAAGCTTCACCGCCGCGAATAAAGGCTGTTTTACCGGCGTTTTCTGGTCCTTCATAGCCTTCACGCCACTGCTGTGCAAACTGCTTAAAGGTTTCAGAGTTCATATCGGGCAATGAAACAATACCTGACGGACTGGCGTTGTTGTTCATGTAGTTCAAGGTAAATGATGTCGTGACAATCTCAATATCAACGTACTGCGAAGCACGTTCCATGACTGACATACCACGCCACTCATTAAAGGGATTCGGGCGTTTGTCGTGGTGTATCTCGTCTAGCTCAAACGGTACTTGGTTGCCGTCGTTTTTGTGGAGCTTGTAGCCGACTAGTTCACCACCTTCAATAACGAGTTCCATCTGTGCAGGATTTAGTAAGTACAGTTCTTTGATGCGATTAGTGCTTTCGCCACGAACAATGTACCAAAACGTTTCGCCGTAAATTTCATACAGCATAGCCTCTAGGTGGTGAAAGTATACCCCTGTTTGTCGAGGGTTCGGTTTACTCGCAAGCACATAGATAGGGTGATTTTCGAGCGTATCGCCGTTTTTCTTTTCTACAAGTGGTTTGTAGTCGGATACTGATTGGCCAATCTTATCAACAGCTTTGTAGGTAATGCCTCTCAACTGACGCTGTGGTGCGAAGCCTTGGTCTTTAGCGTAGTTACGCATTACCGAACCAACAGAACGCCCTAGCTCTTGGGAGAATAGTATTTTTCGCGCTATTTGGAATCGGTCTTTAAGTTTCATTCGTTTCTCGTCTTAAGACGCTCGTGTCGTTCTAGGCTTGATTATAGCATAGTGATTATGCTATAGGAATATGTCATCAACGGTTAGTAATGAGGTATCATTTTGCAACGAGTATGCCATCATAACAGCGTCAGCAATATCTGGCGACATGCCGAGCCGTTCTTTGATGCGATCTTTTGATTCAACCACTAGCACTTTATCTTTTACATCGTAAGCTTGCATAGTCAACTCTTTTTTTAGCTCAGCAAGATATGGGCATGAATCGAATAGTTTTGCTTCACCTTTATCAAAAGCCTGTGCAAGCATATGAGTAACTTCGCTCCGTTTGTTGTTGTAGTTGCCGTCTGCTTTGCCACCTGCGAGAAACTCTTTAGTATAAAACTGCTTCTCATGTAAGTAATCAGCCACTCCAGACCCATTTCCCACCGCATCAACGCAACTATTCTCATAACCGACACTGTGTGCCATGCAGTAGTCACGGAACTTATTGGCAAGATCGACGTTGCTGATCTTCTGTTCTTTGTCTTTTAGTATACGAATATCTATTAACTGATTACCTTGCCATAATGCACAGACTGATCTGTCTTTACCGTAGCGAGCAACATCGAGTGCCGCGTACATAGTACCATCGTTTAAAACTGAAATGTGTGATCTGTCGAGTGATGCGTACTTAAATAGTGAGTTATCATCATCACCATAGTTCCAGTTATTGTACAGGTAGCGTTGCTTCCAGTTGTTGGGTGCTGATTCAAACTTACTGTAGTAGCTGTTATCTAAGAAACTATCGGCCATCTCAAATTCAATAAAGGTAACATCATCGCTCAAAGTATCATCTTTGTTTTTGTCATAGTAGTCTTCTTTGATCCACGATTCATTCGGGTTGCAGGCAAGTATGATAAAGTCGGGTGCGCCGTTCTCGTTAGCGCGTCCGACACGACCATAGGTAGATAAGAAGCCATCTTTTTGTACTGCATCGGCTTCGTCAATAAAAGCACATGTTAAGTTCATAGATTTAATCTTGGAGAAGTCACGGTCGTGCGAGCGGTCTATTTCAAAGAACATAATCTTGCTACCGTTGTCGAATTGCCAGAACATATCTTGTCGGTTCTCTTTAAAGTCCGATACATTCATTTTTTGTGCTGCTTCGTGGAATGACATTAAAGTACCACGTTTCATTTCAGTAGTGTTTTTACGACCAACGCCGATCACTGAACTGGGATACTGTTTAGCAAGTGATATGAGTAGTGCTGCTGCACCGAATGTTTTTGACGTACCCAAAGCACCGGCAAGAATTATAATCTTCTTCTGGCGTAGTCTAATTGCTTCAGCTACTTGGTTCTGTTTCTGGCTTATCTGTAGCATGTAAAGCACCTAAATCAATTACGGTAGCAGCCTGTATTTTTTCACCGTTTGTTGTTATATCAATCTTGGTCTCATCATCAATACCCAACATCTTCAGGTACTCTCTCCACATTCGCCAGTCTTGAGTACCGGCTTTCTTCATACCGTCAACTAAATCATCGACAGCCTTTTGCATGGCTTCTCTAAGCTCTGGCTGTGATAGCCAATGCACTAATGTTCTTCGATCAATGCCTAGTGATTTAGCATATAAAACGGCGTGGTCTACCTTCCCTTTTTGAACGTACTCTAAGAAGTTGGAATACTCCCAACGGTAGCGTGTTACGTTCTCTCCTACTTCTTCAGCCTTGCTCATCTTGTAAATCCTACGTTTCCTTTTTGCGACACATTCGCAGTGTTATAATGTTAGGTTTATCTATTGAGATATTAGTATAGTAAGTTATTGCTTTCATAATTGCTTAAATTTCCATCTGTTATTTTCAAGGTAGAACTTTGCGTTGCAAGTGCTTGCGTCTGATACCCGTATTATACCACGCTTCACGATATGACCGATTGGTATGTTCATATCACAGTATTTTTTGCCAGTAATAGATCGGCTCCAAACAACATCAGGTCCGTATGGTTCGTTAGTCCAGTTACATTGTCCAGATAGCCATTTATCAGTTCGAGCAAGCAAGCAATAAAAGCCTGTTGCTTCAACCTCTTGCAAGCCTGTCAACTTAAAATCTAGGCTTTCAAACGATGCATCAGTGAAGTTCTTCCATGCACCAAGACAATATAGGCCGTGTCTGCCTACCTGAATGCCTGAAATGTATGCAACGTTATCTTCTGTGCGTTCGAGGGTTTCTAGGCTATCTATGAGCTTCTGCAAGCAATCATCAGAATAATCGCCGTCTTGCTCTACTTGCCAGATAAAATCAGGTTGCAGTTCGACAACCGCTTCTCTGAGCCTCTTGTGATTATGAGCGATGCGTTTGCGTCGGGCATCAATTCCGTGTGCTGGTTCGGTGTCGATGTACATAAAGATATGATCAGGTTGAACTGTTTGTTTAGCGATCTGCCGGTCAAGGTTTTTGCGATCTTCTACCTGAGCTATTGCTAAAATGTTCATACGTTCTCCAATGCTGTAAGCCACTTTGGAAGTAATGTTTCCCAACTAATCGTATCTGCTAAGTCGCTGGCTTTTCTGCTTTCAACTTCAATATCGCAAGTTCTAAACCAATTCAGTTTGTCTCTTAAGGCTTGAATATCGACTTGGTGAATATCGACCTTGGTGCGTGGGGTGAAAAAGCCTACTTTACTGGCCGGTACGAGCCATTCTTTTGGTAGTATATGACTGTTTGGTTCAATATCGGGCATGATGACCGGCATGCCACTGGCTAAAGCTTCATTTAATGGCAGACAGTTACCGCCGTACTTTCTCGGTAGCACAAGAACATCACCGAGCTGATACAACCAGTTTTGATCTTGGACGTTAGATAGTACCCTTGTATTGCGGTATCGGCGTTTGATGCGTTCTGCTAGTTTATCGTCTTGTGTGGTAATAATACCGTCTTGACAGGCTTCAAGAAAATCAAACGTGCCGTTGCGATCATTGGCGGCTGGTTTACCTGCTATGTGCAAAAACTTGCGTGTTGTACGAAGTCTGAAGGTGATGTCTGATCGATCTACTGGGTGATGTAGCTGGACGACTTTTGTGCCACGACTGGTGGAGTGCTGTGTTATTTCTTGCTGCTGCCACGTACTGGGTAGGATAATTAAATCAGGCATATCGAACTGAGGGTACTTAATATGATCGTAAAATTCAGGGTTCTCGACACAGACTGTCTTCACGCCCATTCGTCGTGCTATAGTGTACAAATTTAAGTTGTAGGGTGTCTCAGCGGTCAAGAGTACGTCAGTATCTCGCAAGATATTCATAACTTGCTGATCGCTTGGTATGCCGCGTATTAGTTCAGCATTTTGATACCAATCGTAATGCTGTATGTTGCTGTTCAGATTAGATATATCAATCACAATCGTGCGATCAGGTTGTAAATGTTTGTAATATGATAGTGTTTGGTAGCCAAGGCCTGTTTGATCTGCGCGTGCAAGTAGCGTCAACCTAAAAGATCTGTGTGTCATCGTACTTTTCTTCTCCTGCTCTACCGTCAGTGTGGTAGCTACGTTTAATATCGCCATCAGGGTGGTAAATATGTAAGCGGTGTTGTTGCCAACCAAGCGGTCCGTCCTGATCGTATGCCACCCACACAACAGAATGCATCTTATCTTCAATGAATGATTTTGTTTCACTGCTAAAGTAATCCTGCATTACTCGTCTGTAGTAGGCAGTTGTTGCAAGGTGTGGTCGTTGGCTCCACTGAATTGTTTTCAAAAAGCCGTTGCGTGGTTTGCCGAGCATTAAGTGTTTGTGGGGGTCTGGTATGTGGCTTTCAAAGTGAAAACGAACCAGATCAGAATCACCGTTAAGCAGTAGTTGCTTACAAGCGTGCCAATCAATATCACGATCAGCCGTTAAAGGGGTGTCTTGTTCAACGTATAGCACCAACGGCGTTTCAATAACTTCGAGACACTTGCGCATCATGCCTGATTGGTGGGTGTGTTCATCAAAAATGATTGGGTATATTCTGTCGTAACCTGACGCCAGTATGTTGTTGATGAATAGTTCGTAATCTTCGCGCCGATCTTCTTGTTCTTCACGAACGCCATCAAAGGTAATAATAATCTGGCAATCAATATGCTGGCGTATTGAGCGTATTGTCTCATCAAGCACAGTGGTATCAGGGTGCGACTTTATCGGGCTGACTGGTATGACGACTGTTACATCATCAGGCTGATTAAATCTGTTAAATAATTCACACTTATAGCGTTGCCACCATGCTGATGCGTTGTTTTGTGGCTTCGGGAACTGTAGTACACCGTCATTAACACAACCATACCAGTTTTCAGCAGTATCAATAATCGGGAAAGGTGGGTTTTCAAAAACAGTCTCAAAAAACTTTCTGTCTTCAGCAACAGGCAATGCTGCATGTTCGAGTGACTCATATAGCCGAAAAGAATCGGGACTGATGTTACCGCGTGGGGCAGGTATAACCTTTGCTCTGCGTGTTTTTTCAATGTAGGTGTCTCTATCAAGACCCTGAGCGAAACCCTTGCTCAGTTCAAATTCACCATCGGGGTAGCCACCAACGTACTTCATCATTCGCTTGCGGTAATCGTGGTTCATTTGACCGGCAAAAAAGACTGAGATGTCTTTCTGTAAGTACCCCTGTGTTTTAGAGTGCGGTGTATAGCCGATTGATAGCCAATTAACATTTGCATCAGTTTCGTGAGCGTATGTTGCATAGATTGTAATATCGGGGTGCGTAAGCTTTGAAAGATCAAAGTTATTACATTCATCACTGGTAGCAATAAATATTACTTTGTTGAGTTTCGCGATTTCTTTATTAACTTTACCAACATCTTGGTACTCTGTGGGACAGACTACAATCGCCTCTTGTAGCTTGCCGATTGATTCATGATGAGTTTTATTTATAAATACGTCCTCAAGCAACTGCTGGTCCCAGTAGCCGCGTGCTGGTGATTCTTTTCTAGTAGATAGCCAAACTACATCGTTCATAGTGCCTCATAGTACATGTGTAACTCGTGCTTATAATCAAGATACTGCTCACTATATCCGAGGTCTTTGATCCAGTTTCTAAAGTCACCAGAATACTCACCAAACTGAGCAAACATAAATTCTGGGTGAATAGATGCCCATATTTTCGGTTTATATTTTTTGAGAGTTTCTTCTGCACCTCTAAGCACTTCCCAGTCTGATCCTTCACAATCAAAAGTAATAACTGTTGGTGGTTTCAAACCGTCTGCCACTAGATTGTCAATTCTAAACTGTGGCAGTCCATCGGCTTCTTGTGATAGTTCACTAAATCCATGAGCTTCTATGATTTCACCATGTGCAGATTTTGGGTAGCCATCTTCTTGTATTTCCCAACCATTGCCACCGAGCAAATCTTTATCTGGACTTTTAGGTATTGGTTGATGTACATTGCTGCAAAACCCTGCATAGTTCGCCAGAGGTTCTGGCAGATTATTAGCTTTCCACGTCTGATAAATTGATGGCCATGCACTATAGTTTGGCTCGAAGTTGACCACCTCTGCACCCCAGATTGCACATAAAGCCGCCATCTCGCCTAGTTCTGCGCCAACATAGTAAACGACATCACCTTTACCTATATTCTGATGCATAGATGCAAGTCTGGCACGCTCCCAGCCACCATCAGTGTGCCACTCTGGTCTGCTGGCTCTATGCTCTGGTAGGTACATTTCATATTCACCGTTAAGTTTTGTTTTAACCATTCTCATTATTCAATCTCCGTCAGTGATACCTCTTTTAAAATTGTCTCAACTCTATTAATGTAGGTATGATTTTTTTTAGTTTCCTCAAAGCAGTATTCGCGAGCGTCAATATTGCCTTTATAGTCACAACTTTTCAATTGACTACCAACTTGATACTCAAGATCATGCCAATCACCCCACCTATACATCGGCAGTTTATGATTGTACATATCAGCTATAGATTGTATGTAAGGCATTATAAGATGACCACCACGGCCTAAAGCTTCTGGTACTCGATCACTCCAGTAATGTGAATCTTCTTTTTTAAGACACAGTGAATCGCCAACCGTCACTTTTGCACTGGCGTAAAAATCATTTATGTCTTCACCACGGTCAATCTTTGGATCATCACCGCCGGGGTTCTTAAAGCTCCAACCATTGCGCTGACACATTGCCCTCAAAGCATCTACAAGCTCTCTACGGTAGCTCCATACATCTTCATGGTAGCCAACACCGTTTGAGCCGACAAAGGCAACATCGCAAGCATACTCTGCTCGAAACGTACCGAAGTGTGCGGCATCGTGTCGGACTGCTGGGGGTAACCATATATGATTCTTGCCGAGGGCTTGCCACTCTTTTTGGTAGTCGCCATCGGCTGTAAATATATAGGCAGTGTGAAACATAGGTTCGCGCCACCATTTACGGCCACCTCTTGATTTACCCCAAAAAGTATCGAGGTGCAAAGTAGCGGTTGGAATGCCGCGAGTAGCACAGCCATGCATGACATCAAGCCATCTTTCTAGAGGTATGATGTCGCTCCATGTGCCGGTGATAAGTAGCAGGTTGTAATCGTATTGTTCAAGGCTTTGTAGTAACGATACTAGTTTATTTTCCTGATACTGTATGACTTGATGACCGAGGTGTTCAAAGGCTTTTCTGACATCGTTTTCGGTGCTATATTCTGGCTCAAAGTTGCCGACATATGCGATCTTCATAACTTCTCCAAAACAATACCCCACCACCAAGAATCGCTAGAAACAGGTGATGGGGTATTACTTTTGAGCCTAGCGATTCTGTTCATGTATGCATTATACCATACGCACACTTACATTGATGCTTGTTTTTCTTCAGCATTTTCTTCTTCCTCTCTTTTTACATAACATCTACTACAAATACCTTCTATGGTGTCTAGGGGTGTGATATAGTCTTTGCACTCTGGGCATTTAGCATGATTACTCATACCTACTCCTCCT